GGCCAGATTCCACTCATACCAGTTTTCTTCTTGGTCAGCTGGACGTGGACGTAAATGCTGGAAGGGACATGCAGTCATTTTACCCTCTTCGTTCTCTCTGCCCATCTCCTCAGCCAAAGCAGAAACCTTCTCAACATCTTCATTATATAATGTAACGCTATTATCGCACCAGTTTGGCATTTTATTTCACTCCATATCTAAATGATGTAATCCTAGACAAATCAGCAGTTCTCATGTCGAAAGAAAAGTTCACAGGCATAACATTAGTTTCATTCACCATAAGTGTAGGATTCATAAACTTTTCTTTTCCATTGTGCCACATATCCCGTGACGCACCTGCTGGAATATTCTCATACAAGTTTGTATCTCTGAAAACTATTGCCCTGTTAGTAACTAACAAATCCTCTCTATAGCCACGTACTTCTAGTTTGATTGGCGATCCATATTCGAACCTACGCAATCCTATCTGAGTCTTGTAACAGTCGCCACTAGAGTTAAAACAAACCATCGGTGTATTGTCTATCACCTCTTCATCCTGAACCTTTGATAGAGGAATAGATGCAATGCCAGCAAGAAGTGGATTCAACATAAGCAGGTTATGTACTACGCCACCAGCTACACGCTGTTTAGTATCAGTTACCGTATCGCCACGATTGCCTGATGTTTGTAACAACGACTTAAAGTCCGATACCCACTTTTTATTCCAACCGATTAAACCATTCACAACAACCGATGTAACCTCACCACGATTCACATATTGCACACCTGTCTGCTTAAAGAACATGGAGGAGTTTCCGTCCATAACATCCATAGCTACTCGGATATTGTTGAAGTTTTGCTGACGATCAAGAAGTTTCTGCCTTGTGTCGTCGCTAACCTCGTGTGTTGAATTCAGTGTAACGCGATTATCTTTTACAACGTCTACATCCGCCACAATCGTAACCACATTATCGACGTATGAAAGAACTTTATACGATTTGATCACTCCGCCGTTATACTGAGTAACACGCTCATCTACTTTATTATTGCGTAGATTATGTTCGCTGTTAATCCAGGTGCCAGTTACTTTCTCTATCGCAGCAATTTTTGCAGCACGTAAAGCACTATCAAATGTTGCACCGTAGCCATCAACGGTAACCTCCGCAGCATTAGCAGCCAAGGAAGTTGCAATTAATGTAGCGAGTAGTAATTTTTTCATTTTACATTCTCTTTAATAACTTGTTTGGAAGATTCTAGTAGTTTATCCAAGGCATTGGCTACATTGGAAAATCCAGCAGTAGCAACGATAAACCCAAGAACAAATCCTATAAGAATATTCATTATTGTCCTCCCATTTGAGCACGAATCTGTTGAGCAGCAGTGATAGTCTTACGCGAGATACTGATCTCTACGCTAACCTGATTGGTTGCAGGATCAATGTTACGCTTGGACACATACGCACCACGCAGGATCGCATTGGCATTGTCAACGATTTGCTCGCGCACATTCGTTGCAACTTTGTTAGCACGATTACGATTCTCGTTTGAGTTCTGCTGCGATGCATTACCAGTACCTTCCTCATCAGCAGACAAAGACCTTAGGCTGTTAGTTGAATCTTCCTTAACGATGTCTTTGAGGAACACGTCAGAAATATTGCTAACTGCTTTCTGGGACTTTACGTCATTGCTGAGGAACTCAACCAGATTACGCTTTGCGCGCATCGTAGCGATCGTGAATGCTTGCTCACGTGCATTGGCGTGGTTGAATTCAACGGGAGATGTTCCGCTGGTCTTGATACGAACCCATGAACCCTGCTCGTCAAACTCAAGGATCAGTGTTCCGTTCTTTTCGTGGAAAGTTACTTCTGCTGTCTTGATGTCAGGTTTGGCTTCAAGGGCAGACTCTTTGGGGAGAACCCGAACTGACTCTTGCTTGGTGGCACAACCGACTAACAGGGTAGATATTGCAACGGCTAGGATTACTTTGGTTTTCATAACAATTACCTTTCTCAAGTTTATAAGTCAAGTATACCTCATTCTTGAATTATTGTAAAGTCCCTGGAACCCTATCCAGGTAATAACCCTACGGATTGTAGGGTTATGTTCAACGACCAGGTTTGGGGTGCTTGACCAGCCTAGATGGTGCATTGGCTTCTTCGTATTCTTTGGTATATTGGAAGTCGCTTTCGTACTTGCCATCGAGTGAAACAAACTTACTGCCGTCCCATTCAAAAATAACTGATTGCAACTCAGCAGACAGAAAGTCTTTAACAAGAACCATCATTGCTGTGTTTTCTGTATACTTGCGCAGCTCACCAACTGTTTTTGTTCCAGTTGCAGATTCAGTAATCTCTATTGTTAGCATTACTCTTTCTCTTTCTTCTGTTGCGCTGGAATAAATCCAGCATCAGCAACCACCTTTGCTGTTATTTTTGGATATAGTTTTGTTAACTTCTGATTCTTAACTGCAAGAATCACATCTGCCTCAGACGGATGAACATTTTCCAATAATTGAATAAACAAAGTTTCTCTGCGCAACTTGGAAAGATCTTCTCTACAAAAGACATAGAACCTTTTTGTTTCCTGTAAGAAATTGGCAGGACTCATTCCTATTGGTGCAGCATCTCTCTTAAATGGTGGATCGGTATCTGGTAATAGAAACCTCTTCTCCTTAATAAAAGAATGCTCAAAGATAAACTTAAGAACATTGTTACCTTTGTACGTAGTCTTAAGCAACTCTGGATTATCATTGACTTCTGTCAACATTTCAGTAACAAACTTTGTCATTAAAACTCCTCAATTTCGTCAAGTAACAAACGGCAACGATGCTCTATCAAATAATTCATAACAGACATCTTATTACCGATAGGTTTATTATTTAGGTAGTGATTAAGAATAGATTCTTTCACGTCTGCGGGGATATGGTCAAATGCAATAAGTTTTGCATTTCTAACCCAGTTACGTTTCTCCTCATCGCTACGGCAAGCAGCAATACCTCTCTGTAAGAACTCTGTAAGACGTTTCGCACTAACTGGTTTCTGACGCTCGCCTGCAACAAACACATCATCTTTGGAAAGAATGTTCGGTATGCCATCGCCAGAGTCACCCTTAACGATATGCTCAATTGTAAAATCCATAATCTCTTGTTTGGATGCCTGGATAAATTTCTTCTGCATGGGTGACCACTGACGCACATTACCAGTTGAGAATGGCTCCAGCTGTAACTGCTTGAAGTCTTTATCGCTTGACAGAATAAGAACCTTCTGTGGCTCTTCAATCAATCCCTGCGCATATAGATCATTGGACTGTGCCCACTCTGTCATAACTGCAATGATGTCATCTGCCTCTGCTCGTTCAACATGTACAACACGCCATGGGAAATGTTTAGCAATGTCATCACGCATTTCTGATAACGTATCAAAGATAAGATGCCAGTCCAGATCTGAGTTATCTCTGGCTTTCTTACGATTGGCTTTGTAATGTTCGAACACATCTTTGCGCCAGTACTTACGTCCATCGCAACAGATAACCATCTCGCCATATTCTTTAGCATACTTTTTCTTGTATGACTTTAGAGTCGCCAGAGTAGCATGACGAATCAGATTCTTTACCTCTGACTCTGTGCCTTTCAGCTCACGTTGGAATGTCAGAATGGCAGCAAGTGCCACCTGACTATAATCTACAAGAATCATCAAAATGCTCCCAGTAATATGCACTCTTCATTGATACGACCATTTGGTGTTCCTGGCTTGGTTGTAAGTTTCTTAATAGCTGAGTTGAGCGCACGCTTAGACAAACTCACATCCTTAAAGAATTCCTCTGGCTTGCGAAGAGTATAGGACAAGGAATCTTTCAGATTGAACCCAATGATAGTTGTCCCCTTGACGCCAAGAACATCCATCTCTGCCTTGTAAACCTGTATCCTACGATACTTGGTGTTGTATACCCACAGTTCACTTGATGTAAGAATATTCTCTGGACGACTAGATTTAAGATTTAGTTCAGCAAACTCTTTCATATACTTCATCTTCGCTACGACTTTGATCGGTGATGCTGGCTTACGCTTACGTGGCGAACGTGCAGCTTTAGCAGTTTGCACTTGTTGCTGGCAGTCTTGAATGATAGACTCAACAAACTGTAAATACTTCTTGAGTTCACGCTTGGTGAAGTTTGAATAACCCTCTACTAACTGTTCATCATCACCAGCAAGAACCTCGTTTATCTCGTTTAGCGTAGGAATGTAAAACTCTCCGATACGTTTGGCTACTGGTGCCGAGATCGAGTTAGCCAGTAAAAAGTTTTTGGTTTCAAAGCTGCTGCTCTTGTTAAGAACAAACAAATCAATCTCAGCATCAATCTCTGCTGCATACTTTTTAGCAGATTCATCGATACGATCCTGAATGTTAATAACAACAGCAGTCTTTTTCTTTGCATCTTCTTTAGGAACAGAATACTTTTCCATAAGTTCGCGCATTGTCTTGTCTAACCAAGAAATATGCAAGTCACTTATCTGTTGTTGACGACTAAGCAGACGACAGATGATACCAATCTGGCGGATCTCGAAATCTGTTGCCTTATTGATTGCCAATACCTCTGCTTGTTTCTTTTGTTTAGCAAAGTACTCGATAGCATATTTACGTAGTTTCCTTTCGTCGCTATGCTCTGAGTACCATGCCAGTGCTTTATTCAATTCAATAGTATAATGTTCGATTGTTACGATCGGCTCTTCGCCTTTCATAGCTACCATCAACGCATCAACTTTAGCCTTACGCTTTGCCGTATTCATAGGTTTGAAACCTCCATTAGAACTAACATTATACCTGATTCTTGAATTAAAGTCAAATATCTGCTTTGACCTTTACAATAGAGTCCCAACGAAAACTACGCCACTCGCCTAGTTCTGTGTCAAAGACTCGACAGGCTGCAGAAGAATAGGAATCTTCGGCTTGAGACTTTGGCTGTTTGTCGGTCGGGATTCTACCTTGCGCAAGTGTTGCGTTGA